TACTTGCTTGTGCAGGCATACCCCTTTCCAATCTTTCAATCTCAATGTTAGGTAATTGCATACAACCAACAACCCCTTTTTCTGGGTCAAGTTTTAGGTAAACAAAATTATCACCATACTTACAAGTATTTCTCGTCCACATTGGTAAGTTGGTATTGATATCTAATACATTATTGAATAAATCAGCTAATATTGATTTTATTCTTTTTGATTCGGAATAAATTTGTAACATATTACCATTTTGGTCTACAGTTGTTGATTCTTCACCATAAATGTCTAATGCTGCAGATATTTCGGGGGTATATTCCATTGATTCATAATCGTAAAATGATGCCAACCTAGTTGGTTCATAGTACACTGCTTGTGTATATAAATTACTCTCAATTTTTGTCCATTGGTTGGCCAAATAATATGTTTGTTGTGCTTGAAGTAACTCCTTATCGTATTCTTGTTTGGATGGAGTTCTTAACAACTCCTTTTTATCAAACTTATAAGTTGGATAATCCTGATTCAATAAAGCGTTCGGTCCGAAGGCGTGTGAAAGTCTCTGCCAAACCGTTAAATTATTCTTTTGTTCCATATAATTAATTTATCATAAATAAGAACTAACTCAAGTGTTTAATTTGTTTGTTGGTTATTAACTGGAGTTAATTTTAATTTTTCTCCTGAAAATGGAGTTGGTTTAGCGACTGTACTAACACCTTGACCTTCAACAATCATTTTTGTCCCATTCAATTTCTTTCCTGATTTTTTTCTGTTTACTAGTCCCATATCTTTTATTTTATAAATATTATCGTCCGTTGTTTCCAAATAACCAACCATATTTTTGATAATCTTCTCTAGTTGCATTTACATTCCGTTGGTTTATTCTTTCATGTCCATATGGTATGACAGGATTAAAATCTAATTGTTTAGATGCAGTTTCGTTGTTTGCTACAGACCAAGATTCCAACATAGCCTTAGTTTGCTCTGTAACCTTTTCCAAACTAGTAAATGATGATTCGGCAACATAAGTGGCCATAGCTATAGACATAATTAAATCATCGTGTTGTCCTTTTTGATGGTCAGGTCTACCATTCACATAAACGAATGTATTCATTTCGTTGAACAATCTCATACTATATATTCTGAAATTATGTCTCATAACTTCCTCAAATGATGCGATTATCTGAACTCGTTTGTTATTAAAATTAATACCTGGTATTTTTTCCAACGCTTTTGGGTCATATTTCCATTTGTTAGCCAAGTCAACGCCATCAACATACAAATTCTTGTAACCCATTTCTTGTAGTTTCCTAGATGTCGATACACCCATACCTCCAGTGATATCTATCACAATGAAACAATTATACATATTACCCCACTTATAACATATTTCGGCCATAGTGTCTGGTGGTAATTTTCCGACATATTCCGCAACTTGTTCTCTCTCATCGAAATCAATTATTTGAAATGAACTAAAATCCTCACTATCACCTCTACTTACATCCACACCCATCACGTATTTGTGACCCATCACAGGTTCTTTCCAAATCCATAAAGAGTTACCAATCATTTTATTTTGAGGTTCTTTAATCATATTCTCTTTTACTCTTTGCATCAATAAAGAATCAAAAACATTATCACCCGAACCAAGAAAGTTACACTCTAATTCTTGAGATACCTTTCTTTTATCATATTTAAGTTTTTTCACCATACCTTCAAACCAAGAAGAACAAGGTTTGTAACCCGAATCCATCATTAGTTTGAGTTCCTCAAAGTTTCTATCCTCAAATTGAATATTTTCCCAACTAATAATTTCTTCTTTAGGATATTCCTCTTTGTTGAGTAAATAATGTATAGTATCTTGAGTTTTAACCAAATACAAATCTTTTGTGTATCTTGGGTCTCTAAACCAAAACATTTCAGAGATTTTGAAATCATTCATTCCTCTACTTGCTTGGTTATATATTTCATAGTAAATTGCATCATATCCATTTGGTGTTGAAACAACAATTACTTTACCACCCGTAGAAAGTGAGGCCATACAAGCCGCCCAGAAATCAGAATCGGCATCTATAAACGCAGCCTCGTCAAATACAAGTATTGTTGGGGTAAAACCACGAAGAGCATCCTTTGATGTTGCAACCGCTTTGACTTCACACCCATTATTTGTTTTGTAATGTTTTTGAGAATTTTTTTCTGCCGCAAAATCAATTCCCACCCAAGAAGGCCATTGACCAATAAACATTCTTATTTTGTTTGCCATCTCCATAGAAGTATCTAGTTTGTTGGCAATAATCAAAATTTTCTCAGGTTTTACTTTTTTAGCAAAAGCAATTTTCTTTGATATCCATGCCGCTGTTACTGTCGATACACCAGCTTGTCTATATTTTAATGCAATATTTTCATTGTATTCTTCATAATCATTTAGTAATGATATTTGGTCAGGAAATAACTCTAATGGGACATATTTCGAAACTGTATTATCATATGTTTCCAAATATGTTTTCAAAGCGTAAGGTGTATCTTTCATACATCTTACATATTCTATCATAACTTGTTCTTTCGTTAAACTCATAAATTGTATTTTAAATAAATATAAAAACCCCCACTTAATAATAAATGGGGGTTTTTAAGTTAATCTTCATCTTCGTCATCGAAATCAAAATTATCCCAATCATCAGGATTGAAATCGTCATCATCTTCTTCAGGTTCCATAGTTTCAGGTTTCAAAATTTTGTTGTAATCAGGTTTTTCTATTTTTGGGGGATTCTTCAAAATTGAATTTACAAACTTTTGAGAATATTTTTCGAACAAATCCATAGCTTTTTGGTCTCCATCTAAAACCCCATTATACATTATGTAATTGTGTAATTTAACATCATCGTTAGCAAGTTTATTAAATTGGGTTTGAATCATCCCATCCATCCAAGGTTCATAACCATCAATCAATTCACCCCAAAGAAATTTTAATTTTGAACTTATTTCCCTACCAGTAATCATATTCTTTATTTCATGTTTATGAGTATCTGTAGTTTTTTTCAAACTATTACTAACATTTTTATCCTTTGGCATATAAAGTAGAGAATTATAATATCTACCTGCTTTAAATAATTCGTGTACTAGTAAGGGGAAATGTGGGGCTCTAACTTCTATAATCCAATTACCTGGTTTTTTTTCATCAGGTTTGACATCAGCGAATGCGACTCTACCCATAGATTGTTGAGCCATCCTTTCCAACATTTCTGTATTATCATTATAAAAAACTGTTGCAGAATGTTCAAATTCTTTATATTTGTTCAATAGTTCGGGGTCAAGGTTTTCTAATTGACTTTCAACCTCTTTGTAAGCATTAAATCCATCAGCCCAAGCAGTTCCTTGAGTAGTGGCATTAATAAAGTTTCTGGCCTTGATTCTTTCATCAAAATCAGGGTCAACCTCTTTAGCCTTTTGGATTTGGTCAGTTGTGATAGTTTGTTTAGTTGTTCGGACACTTGGACTTGTTGAGAAATCAACATCTAAAGTTAAAACACCATTATCAACTCTTTCTTTGATTTTGGGAAATTTGGATAAAAATATAGCCTTTGCTAAGTTGAGTAGTTTACCTTTATGTTTGGATTCCAAATTAGGAATATAATTCATCAAATAACCCATATTATTACTACTACCACCACCTTCCTTAGCTGACTGATATTTTCTAATTTGTGCTTTCAAAATCCTTTCTTTAGCTTCAGGACTCAAAAAATCATCAATTGGAGCTTCAAATAATATTTTTTTCATTTTTAGAATTTTTTATATCTAACAGGTTTGTGAGTTGCTTCGTCTAATCTGTCCATATCCATTTTGAATCTTTTTTTGAATCTACTGAACATTTCATCAGATTTAGCCTGAGGTTCTGGTTCTTCTCCTTCATCAGGATTCATTGGTTCATCATATTCTTCCTCTTCTTCCTCTGGTTTTGGAGGTTTGATTTTTGGCTTGGTTGGTGTAATAACTGGTGCATCAGCTCCACCCATCATAAAATCTTCATCAATTTCAGTTTCTTTTTCATCAAAATAAAAATCCTCACTCAATCCCT